TGCCGTTTTCATCACTTCACCTCCATATCATTACACCTATCATCTATATGCTCAGCTAGTTGGTGCATAATCCAATCAGCTAGGTAGTAGCGCAAAGCATGTTCATACTCTCTGTATTCCCCTGCATCGTGTGATCCATTTCTATCGAACCCATCATTAAATGTCAATGATTCCAACCACTCATATGTATTCATACTGTCACGCTCCACATCTCATCTGGCTCTCTTCGCATCCATAATAAAATACCATTCATTTCCATCACCTCCTTCCAATTATCCCCATACCTATCTTGATATACAACAGCTACATCTGTCTCAAGGTGAGGTGTCCATTCTGGCAGTAGTTTATGTGCTGTCTTAACACCTAACCCTCTGATTCCGGGGATATTATCGGTGCTATCCCCTGTCAACAACTGTCTGTAGAAAGTTAAGTCGGCTTGCTCTTGGGTTACCCACTTCAACTCTTGCTTATCATAATTAAAGTTGTATCCCGGAGTGTTAAGTAAGTCCTTGTCTATACTGACAATACACGTACTCTTTGGTTCAGATAGGCATTGCAAATAACTAACCCTATCATCCACCTCTTCACCATCCACACACTGTGCCCCCCAATGTTTAATGAGATAGTTTCTTATCTCTTGCTCTTGTATTGGTTTGTCCCCACCATCTCTGTTTCCTTTATAGCAAGGGTAGATGTCATATCTAAAATTCCCCTTGCCTGATATAAACACCTGCCTATCTGTATGAGATAGGGCGGTGGCATTCTGCATAACTCTCTTAGCATTTGATAGGGCGTGGGCTAGAGGCCCTGCTTCTTTATATTTTACAATAGAGAATGCACCATCCCCTAATGTAGACACCAATCCTTGTGCCTCTTTTAGATACTTCCTTTGCGCTACAATGCTACCATCATCGTCATCAATGATATGATAGCTCCTCTCTTCGTTCGCACATCCTGCCTTGTATATAGCACTATCTGCGTCAATTAATAATTCTAACATAGCTATCTCCCATTCCACTTACCCCCTGAATATAGTATAGTGTGCTTACTCATTCTATTGTACAACGGGGAATAACATATAAACCCCTCAGCCTTGCCTCCCAATACACTACCTCCCTCCTCTAACATAGCTAGGAGGAAAGAGATTGTTCCTTTCTCCAGCTCCCCTGTATATAAAGTAGGCACTACATCACAACACGGGGGGGTGGTGTCTCTATTCCACCTATGAGTGTTGAACAAAAAGAACTTCCTCCCTTCTACCTCATGAGGATTACCTTGTATTCCTTCCCCCACCCATTCACCGTAGTGGTGTCCACCTCCTAGCAGTAGTAGGTTGTGCTTGTTAGCTTCCACCCAAGAAGCAAACCCAAAGTTATCATCTGTTGGAGTTATGAGTCTACGCCTGCTCTGTGCCCCCACTTCACCAGTGGCTTCATCAACAACTATACATGCATTAGTTCCATCTAATTTCTCTGTAATAACTACATCTAATGGATTGCCTCTAGCTATCTTAGGCCATGCTGTAAACTCAATCATCCCTCCCTCCTATTAATTAATGGATACTAATCACTTTAGACTTGGTTTTATTGTGGTTGTTGATTGCAAGTAGTTGAGAAGATAGAGCTTTATCCATACCAATCAATGACGTAATGCCACTTGGTAGGTCAGCCCCTGTCCATTCATACACACCTGTTTCTTTATTAACTATAGCATAATTAGAAGCTATGGCTTTATCAACACCCTCGTATTGGGTGAACACCACAACCAACTCGTAGTGCAACCCCTCTTGTATTACCTCACTCTCCGGGAGCGGGAATGAAATCTCCGTCATCAACTCCTCCGTTGTCAATAGTTGCTTGTAATGTCAAGTAGTTACGTGCTGTCAATTCATCCACCACTGCCAGCAATAGATCATACTTATCTGCTGTCTTTGTTTTTGCTGGATAAACAAAAGCCCCTTGCTCTAACAGCACAGGGAGTAGGGCAATGGCATCCTTCCTACAGCTTTGGTATTGGATTGATACATCTCTGGTGTTGACAGGAGCTTTCCCTGCAACGGCTGTAGGGGCAGCGGGGGCGGCTGCCGTGACACTCACATTACTTGCCGTATCATACCCCTTAGCATCCTTCCCCATTGTATATGTTACAGTGTCTCCTTCTTTGCATGGCGGTGCTTTAAATCCATAGTTCCACCAATTACCATCTATCTGTAGAGAGTAGGCAGTCCACGGCCCATGTGCCCCTTGCCCCGTCTTAGCATTGATTCGATCTACACGACCTGTTGTTTCACTCATATCATCTTCTCTTTGTTAATTGTTTTCGTTTGGTATATCATACTTCTTCTCTTCTCCTTCTCCCCAATGTGTTCCCCATTTAATGCCAACTCCTAATGGCGTTTTAAAATTATAATTATACACCCTATATAAATAATTATAGCATACTTCTGAGAAAGAGTGACATATTAATTCATCAATCTCTTCTCTTTCTTCTTTGGGTGCTTCTAACTCTACGCTATCATGTACTGTATTAACCATGAATGCTTGTAGCTTTGCATCTTTTATTGCAAGCCATAGATAAGTCATGGCTATAGGTATTATGTCTGCCGTAGCAAAGCTTTGGACAGGATAGTTGCAGATGCTAGTGCTATCGGTTTGATACCCACTCCTAGTGAACTTAGTGTTAGGGAAGAAGAACTCCATCCCCCAAGGTAGCACTACAGATTTGTTTCGGTAGGCTTCGTCCAACCATCCCTCTTGCACTTTAGTTATACCGCCATACCTAGCCTTGAATGATTTATAATAGGTCTTCTCTGCCTCTGTGCCACTACTACCTCCGTATAGGGGCTTGAACGTGTGCTGCTTAGCATCCTGTCTCTCTGTGTATTGTCCTGCCTCCGTTAATGTATCGGCAGTTAGATCGTGTGCATCAAATTTAGGGTCAGCTATATCTATCCTGCCCTGTTCATCGTCACCAAGCTCCACCGCCACACGGAACTCTAGGTTACTGCCATCTGCCTCACAATATAGCCAATCTTTATGCCTTGTTGTGAATATCCTTTTGAATTCTCTAGCAATATTCTGTAGTTGCATCCTGTACTCTGTGCCATTAGAAGACAAGCGATGCGTTACAGTTATGTGTTGATTAAATTGAGCATACAATAAATCATCATTATCCACACAAGCTTTAAACTTATTCAGTGCCTTGGTTAGTTGTGCATTCCTACTACTCTGTTCCACTAGCAGATGTTGTATTTTCTTTTGTATTTTAGTGGTGGCTTTTAGTGCTTTGATTGTATCTATATCTGTTACGGGAGCACCGGCAGGGGTACGCACAGGCTTACCATACTTCCTTAACTCTTTGAATTTATATGTTGTATATAATGCTTTCCCTTTTTGCTTACCACTCCCCCAGTTGATGTCACTAATCTTACCCAGTTGGTAGCACACATCAGCATACTCTACTTTTGCCTTATTGTATTCTTCGTACACTCTTTCCCTATCTAGGAATAGCCCGTTAGTTTCTATGTCCGCCAACACTGGTGTTAATATACAACGGGTTAGCACTACCCCCACCTTACCATTAGCTATTGCTTCCTCCCTCTGCTGTAACATGATTGCTTCTGTTGTGTGTACATCATACTCACATCTACGTTGCAACAATGAGTGGGGGAGTAGGGAAGGGCACACACCCATGTTAATACCCACATCAATCACAGGCTCTTTACCTTTAAACCCTCTACGCTTAGCCACTGCGTCTAATGATAAGGCTTTGTTAGCAGGGTTGTTACCAAGCAACACCTTCTCTGCTAACATTGTATCCCACACCATCACTTTTGATAGGTCTAGCCCTGCCTTAGCTAACCAGCGCAAATCAAACTTGATGTTGTGCCCTACTAATAATACATCTCCTTCTAATGTATTCAATAGTTTATCAGAGAGTGCTAATGTATCACCCCACACAGAAGTGACACCCCCTTGTTCTTTATAACAAGTTAGTATTAATTTATTATCTGGATGTAAGCTATCACCAAAGCGTAGGTTGGTGGTTTCTACATCTAATGTTATTGTTGGTAGAGATAGCCACTTCTCTACAGATGGTTGGTTCATAAAGGCTAGTGCCTCCATACACTATCCCCACTCCATACTAAAATTCTTTCGTACAAATCTAACCCATTCATCATCCACCCTACTCCAATTAGTAGGAAATGTGTGCCCTCCGTACGCTGGGCAGCAATAAGATTTATGTAATAGTACAGACCATGAATTGTTATAGTTAATCTGGTAGTGGTTCAAGTCATCTGCCCTACCATTATATTGCATATCAGTTAGCCATGCGTCTAGTAAGTCTTTAGATGCCAACCATTGTATAAATACATACCATCCCACTGAAAAGAAAGCACTCTTATCTTCTCTTCTTAATTGATTTAGTCTACCATCCACAACCTTCCCTCCAAGTTATATCATTAACGTAATCTTCCACCACCTCTCGTGTGTCATCATTAACCTCCTCGACATGGCGTAATAAATCTACTATTGTTGTATCTCCTTTCCTCTCATAATACCTCACTATTTTATATCGTATGTGGGCCAACTCTCTTAGCACTGTCCTATTTGTAACTCCTAATAGAGAGGCTATAGTTTTAATCTCTTTCATATCTCCTGTCTTTCTTATCATACGCAACAAGAGATTCTCTTTTATTTTAAGCACCACCCACTCTCTGTACTCATCAGGGGATAGCATTCGTTTCATCATCTCACTCTTAGTCATGTATATTCCTATTGTTGTTATAAATTTTTTGGCTATTTTTCCATGAACTTTATTACCTTTCTTCTACCACTGTTGTTATGTCTTGGTTAATTGTGATAGGGAATACATCGTGATTCCCACTATTCTTATTTTTTGTAAGTGATAGCATTCTCCTCCCTTGCTGTTCATACTCAGGATTCATTCCTATACCAATCATGACATCCATTTGACCCTGAACCCCAACATTTGTATAGTGCATGTTATTCTTTTCCAGCACTAGCTTTCCATGTGCATCATTATCTGCTTGGTGTACTATTATACTAACTATCTCATATCTCTTTGCTATCCTACGCAATGCAACACTAAGCTCCTCGTTCTTCTCCACCTTAGAAAAGTCACGCATCTCCATGTTAGCCATTTGATCTATGAACATAACGTGCGGGGCACACTTCTCCACCGCTCTCCTCACTTCCGCCACACTGCCCGGCTGTCCATCCATAAAGAATAGATTGTTATACCCCCCTGCTACCGCTAACTCTTGCGCCCTTGCTGGAGTGGCTAGTATTTCATGCTTTGTCATGCCAGATAGATTGGAATAGAAGCGTAATAACATCATCTTCTTAGCATCCTCATTACCCAGATAGAGTACACGATACCCATCTTGTAACAACCCACATGCCATGTTGATTGCGAATAATGTCTTACCCACTTCTGTGTTAGCGTATATAGCAACTTGATTTCCCGGCACTAATCCGCCATCTAATTTATCTGCCAGTATTTGTGGGCGCACTTTGATTATGTTATCAGGAGATATACTATCTATTATATCATCTATCTCTGTCCCATTATCTAACACCATACCGTCATCACTCTCAACATCAGTGATTGTCTTTAGCCTGTCCATTAAGTCTAGTACGACACCTCTATCCTCTCCGTTCAGCAGGCATTCAGCTAGTCTGTGTTTTATCCCTTGTTCTTTTAGTTGCAGGTATTCTGCCACTGCATTAGGAGGGGATATAGTTTCTTCTGTTGATAGTATTATTTCAAACTGCTCAAAGTGTCTAGGATAGTCCACCTTTAATGCATCTCTAACAATTTCTACATCTACTTCAGTAGCATCTCCATCTCTCTCGTAGTAGTCTACTATTTTTTCCCACACCACCCACGCATGACGTGAAAAATCCTCCTCCTCCACTATAGGAGAAAGAGATGAATAAGCCTCCCCACTATGTAGAGCCGCTTGTATTATTCTATTCTCTCTTACCACGGAACTTCCTCCAGTTGGACTCCAACCTCTCTATATCTATTATCTCTTGTTATACGAGTAGCTAATTCCCCCCATTCCCTATCTAAATCACGCCAGTAGGTCAGCCCTTCCTCTGTATCCAGCCAAGAAAAACTATAATTTATGATATGGCGGGGATGTCTATCCTTATGAAAACCTTCCTCTCTCCCCTCTCCCCTCAAATAGAGGTTACTATTATCACACCATGCCCCTAACGCATCCTTGTGAGCGAGCCATCTTATAAATACACTACTCACTATGTTTAATTGTTCTTGGTTCATACTCCCCACCTCTCTGTTAATGTGTTGGCTAAGGCTAACATCCCTGCCACACTATCATCTTTTATATCAACTAATAGGGCATGTACACCTATAACAAAACTCTCTTTCCGTGCAAGCTTACAGGCTTTCACTGTTGCGTCCTCATCTAGTCCTATTATACCATGTTTTATACCATTAGCTGTCATGTATTCTATCTTACTGCTATTCAAGTTAGTTCCTAACAAGGCTACTGTAGGGAAAAAAGGATTCATCCTATTAGCACTAGATACATCCTCTACTAACAGCACCACCTCCCCTGTGTGATGGGAGGGAAAGTGTAATCCGCACCAATCACTATCGAAATTATTAATACTCTTTGGTGTACGCACATACTCCCCTTTGTGGTTTTTCCTACTCCTGTGCACCCACCCTCTGTGCCCACCATCATTGTCATACACTGCCATCCTACCATACCCCACCATAACTTTATCAACAGCCTTAGTGGTAACAGGAGAGGAGGAGGGGGTGTGTTTATTTATGGAGGAGGATGTTGATCCTTGCTCATTGCAAGAGGCACGAAAACAGTACCAACTAACGCCACTATTTTCCACTAAAACACTCATTGATTTCTCTTTACTCCTCCCCCCTGTACAGGTGGGGCACATGATACGATGAGAGCCTTTTGGTAGCAGTAATAACTCATTTAATGTTTGCTTATTCATACCTCCTCCATCTTTTCATCTACTAACTAACCAAGGGGCTGTATCCATACGGATGTGCTTCTCTTTAAAGCCTGTCTTAAGATAGTTCATCACACTCCATGAGGCAACTGCGGCGATTGTTTGTGCTGTCACTCCTACAGATAGTGATGAGCCACAACTACTCACCTCATAGGCAGGGTCATCATCACTACCACAGGTGGAGTTCCAATAATCCACTTCCTCTGGTTGATCTGGGTTTATTAAATACACATCCCCATGACCAGAAGCCATGCGTGTGTCTACAAATAAGTCCGCCCATACATCCTGTGTTGCAGTCATTAATAGTTTACGTGCTGAGAATTTATCAACGCAACTAATAATTATATTAGTAGAAACTAATGAGGATGTGTTCTTTTCATCAATCCTACCATTAACAAAACACATGCTAGGAGGGATTAAGCCAATCTTACTTTCAGCCCAACGTTTAAGAGCAACTACTTTGTATTCTCCTATATCCTCTTGTACGTAGAGTTGATTTCCTAGGTTGTGATCCTCCACCTTATCAAAATCTATAAAGGTGATGTTCTCTAAGCCTGTGCTTATGAGATTCTCTGCCACCCTACTGCCTATAGCCCCAGCACCAACCACAACTAGCTTTAGGTGCTGGTATAGGTGAGAATCAAACACCTCTTGGTGACGTATTGTATTAATCATCTTTCCCTTCCTTCTCTTCGCTGAATAGCATGATGAATTTAGTTAATAGCTCACGACTGCTGGCACTAATTCTCCCTCCTGTCCCTTCTCTCCTAGCCATATTAAATGGAGGGGTGTCATCTTCGTATATTATTTTAGCCATCCGTAGTTGATCTTCTCGGTCAATGCTCACACCTCTACTATTAATACTCGCATTGGATGTAAACTCCTCATAACTATATCCGTATTCATCTTTAGCATTAGTCCCTGTTCTAATGTAGTCACTAAACTTCATCAGGAATAAAGATAAATCACTTAAAGCTATTGCATCGTATAGTCCATTAGAATAATGCCCGTCACAATGACCAACAGCGAAGTGTGCCCCACCATTGCTACCGGAATGAGGAATCACCCTCCCATCAATAGCAAAGGAAGAGTATAATAAGTTATACACCCTCAGCCCACTTATTTTATTTACATTAACACAAAAATACACAGGGGGTTGATAGTAGTCATCGTAATAATCACCATCTCCATCGAATGCCTGTGCCTCGCATTCATCGTGTCGAAAATAGATGTACATGCTATCATCTGTTTCTTCATGCAAAACATAAGACACCATCCCCATCCTGTCAGGAAAAGACACTGTTATTGGGGGTGGAGGGGTGTCCCCTCTTCGCAATGTTTCTTTGTAGTCTTTTAGCTCTGCTTCTAATTCCAACTTCCCGTGTGTTACTAACGTAGTTAGGGTGCTGGGTTGTAGTGTGTAAGAATTAGACATCCTTTCTCGTAATTGCCTAAGGGATGGCAGTATTGGTATATAACTCACAGAGTGATTAGTCATTGGTAGTCCTCATAAACACTGGTGTTATAGGAGTAGAGGTTGATCTCTTTGCTGCGATGTGGTCGGTTATAGGTGAAGCCCATTTTCCACTATATACAAAAGCCAACCCACTGCCGTAATCTTCAATAAACTCACAGCATATTTCCTCTGCTAAATCAACTAGTTGCGGTGTCATCATCATCATCCTCCTTTTTATCATCATCGCTTGCTTCCGCAATGGAGGCATCATACTCCTCCTTAGTTGTGATGTTTGTCTCCACGTCATCAAAGATGATGTCAGAAACAGCGATCACACTATTAATTAAATCAGTGCGGATGTTAATCAGCCCTACTATAGATGGATTATCTTCCATTAACATAGTAGTCATAGATATGTAGTGTCTAGCCACAGCAGGGTCTGCCTCTATCTGCTTACGTATTGCATCGAAATCTATATTAGCCGTCCCAGAACTATCCCCAACACCCACTTCCCAATTAGAAGTATCTACGTTTATTGTGATACTAAGATGAGAGTTAGTTCTTTGCAAAGCTCCCATTACCCCACTATGCCATAAAGGGTGCTCCTCCTCTAATTCTTCAACTATAGCTAAAGCTAATAGCATGTTTACATTATGATCCATAGATATAGCAGGGATGATGTTCTCATACCCTCTATCCCCTAGCAATGATTGCCATTTATCTACAATCCCCTGCATATCTTCTATGTATTCTTTTATAATATTCATACAATTCTCCCCATTGCTGTTACTGTTTCTAAAGATGTGCCGTCATTAAACGCATCCCATTGATCTTCATCCCAAGCATCTCTGCTGTACACAGGGTCTAAATCCCAAGGGGTTAGTACGTCATCCACTTGTGATGTCATTGGCACAGCCGATGTTTGGTTTGTGCATTTATTACCTTTCCATTTCTGTAGGGATGACAGTGGAGGAGGGGCACGTCTAACTCTAGCTAGTTGCATATCCAAATCCTCAATATCTTCTTCCGTAAGTACCCCTTCCACTTCAACGGGGCAATCTGCATAATATCTTCCATTCTCCCAATCCCACACAGAAGCAAATACATCGCCATCTTTATTGTGCACTGTCTGCACATTCCATTTGACGTTCAATTCACCATCGGAATTTCTTACAGGATTTCCATCAGCATCGAAGTCCTGAAGCCGTAGCATTTCTTGCTCATCTGTAGGAGAGGAATATACATTCATATCCACATGGCTATGACCCAACCCTGCATCCACAACGCCGGGATATAATTCCTTTCGTTGCAATAACTCTAGCGTAGCCACTGCTCTTTCTTCCATAGTGTGTGTCCACGTAGCTGGTTCACCCACCTGAGGCATAGCCCTAGCATCAACAACACGATAGAGGAAGTCGTGTACTTTTTCCACAACTTCAATCCACCCCACTTCGTTTGGGGAATTAAAAACTAAATGCCCAACTTTTTCCCACGCACGGCGAGTGTAGTTAATAGTTGGTTTGTCTGCATTAAATAAATAATTAGTGCGTGTTGCACTCTTTTTCTTATCACTCTTTTTACTTTTATTGCTCATTACCTTTAACCTCACAGAATAAAATAAAGGCATTAACATGGCTTCTACGTCCATTTAGTTAATGCTTTAGCGCACCTCTCTACGCACCACCGCCCGGCTTTGTCACTGTGACAATATCACCAGCGTTAATAGCATCTCCCAGCATCATGGCTACGCCATTTGCGTTCACAGGAGTGTCTTCCGAAATACCCTTCTCACGAAGAATATCACCGACAGTAGGGTAGGTGGTTACATCAGGTGTCTCAACACCAGCGCCTTGAATTGACAGAGTGAATGCACCGTTACCAGTAATTACAGTTTGTGACATATTATTATCCTCTAGGAAATAGGGGTGTCCCCCGTTGGGCACTAAGAAACAAAGAGCTTGCCCAACACTCTTTGCATTTATTAAACTAATTAAGCCTTAATCTCAACTTATTGTATAAACCATGCCACTTATCATCAAGTGTACTCCAATATTCAACTCCTTCCTTTGTTCCACCCCAACTAAATCCTTCTTGTAAAAACGTATATTTATCTAAAGTAAACTCGCCTGTCATATCTCGCATAATACAATAAATAGGGTAGGCACAATATTCTTGGTATGATTCTAATGCTTCGTTTTTTGTTAAGAACTCAATAAAAACATACAAAATAATTACATTCTTATCTGCTTGCGACAATTCCATCACTCCCCTCCTCCTTTATGTATTTAGTGTAGCAATCTGGGGGAGAAACAAACAGCATGATTGGAGGATTATCCATCCATTCACAAGCCGCTGTGTGCACATCTTTTGTGTATGCTCTGTGACAATTATCCCAATCAGAACAATCACTTGCATCACAAAACGTCATATCTCTAAAGCATAACATTATTTCACCTCCGTAACGTATGGTTTTATATTTCCGTCTGAGTCGAACTTCCCACTAAATCTTAAATATTGATAACGTCCGATAACGCGCAGCATTAGTTGATACATATCTTCCATACACTCACCTCTGCGTACTATTTCAGCCTCAGCGGCTTTGAGTTTAATGTATGTTTCTTTTCGCTCTCTCCTAGAGCGACCAAGCATTTCTTTAGTAGATTCAAATTCGATCATTCCGTCACCTCTGACTTGTTACTCATCGTTATTCTCTGCCACGAAATACCCAACAGCTTCGTCGTCATATTCAAAATCAATATCAACTTCCTCGCGGCAATATATCGCTATTGCTTTGCGAAGCGTTTGCAGCCTAGCGGTTGTCTCGTTTAGTTCTGCGCCGCATTGATGAATCTGCTTTAGTTGCATTTCAATCTTGGCATGTAATCCATTTATGCTTGTATCGACATCGTTAGCGATATACACAGAAACAAGCTTGCTCGGGTGAGACGCAAATTGTTCAGCTAATTTGGGAGACATTATGCTTACTGTCTTGTACTGCTTTAGTTTTTCACTCATGTCGCTACCTGTTTGTCGCTGCCTGTTTGTTGCTCCACAATGTTGTAGTCAAAAACAAGCCAGTTCCATGTAGGAGATGAAACAATTGTTCCTAATCCCCCTACACTAATTTGTGTGGATTTAATCTTAAACCCATCTTCATGCGCCTGCATCACTTCAATCATTTCTTTAGTTGTTTTCATAATTATCCTCATTAAAAATGGTACGCCATGTAGGACTTGAGCCTACAACCAACAGATTAGAAATCTGCTACTCTATCCAGTTGAGCTAATGGCGTGTATTTATCTAAATTGGCGGGAAACGTGGTATCGAACCACCTTTGGTTTCAGCCAAAGCATTCCAATTGATAACCCAAAAAATGGTAGGGGAAGTGGGACTCGAACCCACGACCAAGGCTTTATAAGCGCCGCACTCTAACCAACTGAGTTATTCCCCTATATTAAATATCCCACTCTGCTAACGCTTGAGTGGCACTATTGTACGCATTCAATCCACCTGATTGATTATTACCAAATACCCAAACAACTTCGACTAATAATCCCATTGAATCGGCAATAACAATCATATCTGCAACTACATCAATCGGGTGTATATACTCATCTTCTTTTTTTAATTGTTTCATGATTATCCTTATATTAAATTAGTGGAGTCTGGGGGAATCGAACCCCCATAACGCAACCGCCATTATAGCTGGTTACGACACCTAGTCACTCCAATGATTGACGCATGGCAGGGGAACGAACCCTAGCAGTTTTCATCGCAAACTTGTGTTACGCCTGCTCAGTCTTATTAACCATGCAAATTATTTCAAAGTTTCTATTCGGTTTTTTGATAGCATTATCTCATTATAATAGGTAATGTGCTATTCACAAGTGGTAGATTGCTCTATTAAAGTAGTCTACTGGATAACCCAGACTTGCCTTATAGCTTTATGTAGGAGTTTGGAATTCCCACAACAGCCCCATTGCGGCTGTATTATATATTAAATTAGTGCTGGTTACTAGCATCCAGCGAATCTATTTCGTTGATCCAGATGGATATTCTACAACTCCAAATCCATGTAGAACATCTTTGCACGGAGGTTGTTGGCGCACAATTCTGTGTTCTGTAGACACACAAAATTATCCTTGCAAAACAAGGAGTTAAATTTATTTGTCACCTATCTCAAAAAGTATGCTATAATTAATAATATAATATATAATTATATTTACTATTATAATAATATATATAATAACATTATATTATATAAACTATTATATTATTATACTAATAATATTATATATATATTAATAACCTATTATAAACTATGCATATTAATAATAACAATAAATATTATCACATAACGCACACTATCCGAAGTGTGCGTTATAGGATAGAATTTATCCTGAGTTTAAGCGGCTTCTGCGAAGCTAAAATCTTTAGCCACTTCAACGCCCCATGATGCAAGGATTTTAAGGCGTGTCTTAGCATCCCATGAATCTGCAATCATTAATTCCAGACCGGCATTTTCAGAGCACTTAACTCCCACTTGCTTTACATACTTAATGGGATCAAAATCAGCTTTAGGCTTTTTAGCGTGTACTTTTTCCACTTTCGCGTCCGCCCACTCTTTGAATTCAACGGCGATTTTCGGATCATATTTTACGACTTTGATCTGATTTTTCTTAACCGTCATTCCCTTTTTTGGGTTCTTAAAACTAACACTATGTTTAGTTTTGTTTGACTTCCAAAGTTCCACGAGTTTTTCCGTGAAAGCATAGGGCATGAATTCAATTGCCTTTGCCGCATTTTTGATAAAATCCATACTTGGATTGGTATCATATCGGCGCAGACATTCGTAGACATAATTAATCGAAAGCAGTTTTGCAGAATGAACCGGATTATTTCCCGAATCCAAAACAGCGGTAACTGATTTAAAATCCTTATCACTAAGTAATTGTTTAATTTTGCTCATAATATTATCCTCATGTTTACATCTATGCGAAGTGCATAGATGATTCCATTAGATTCTATTATCCAATTATTCATTGGATATAAAAATCCAATGGGATAAGTTAGGCTTTACAGGCTATTGGTGGTTTGCATTAGTGCATTTACTAGCTAAGCTATCAGTGGATGCAATTAAGCACCATACTAGCCTAGCTTTCAATCATACTAGCGGTTTTATCGCTATGCATTGACCGACCCCGTATTGACTCACAGGAAGGAGTTGTTATCCATAACTAAATAATCCATGCCCCGATAATACGCCTATCTCCCAAAGAGTCAAGCACTGTTTTACACTTTCATACAATTAAATCATAATTCCTTTATATTTCAATAACTTATAGCTGAAAGTAATATTACACCCCTTTTTTAATAATGAACCGCGTATGCGCGTTAGCATAACATCCACCTTGTGCATATATCCCAAAAGAGATAGTACAAAATTAACCTAAACTTATAGCTTAACACATAAGCCGATTAACCTATATACCTATAAATGGATAGACGTACCACCTGCCCTGTAATCCACCACTATATAATGATTTGCTTATGGTGTTGGAATAATAGCCATTCTAGGGCGTTTTAAGCGGTTTAAATGCATGGGGTGGTAGGGTAGGGAAGGGCGGGTGCTAATAAGGGCTAGAATGGGCTTAGAAATAGCCTAAACAGTATCATGCACTGCTACAGGGGGAGGCATAGAGGTGGGGGGTGGGGCGTAAAGGGAGTAGGCAATAAAAAGCCCCGCAAATAGCGGGGCTGGGCTAAAGCACTTGAGGATCAGAGTATTAATGCATTCCCAAAGTCATCGAACACGGTCTCAAGGTCATTATAATCGCATCGCTCAAGTATAGTGTAGTCATTATATGGATGCTCCCTTTTTAATTTTTCGTATTCATTTAAGGCTTTCCATAAATAACCACTGCCATAAGTATTTATTAATATGGAAGTGTTTACATCTTTATAATGCATTATATAGTATTGCATTTTGACCCCCATTTATTTAAACGCTGTTTGCTATTGGTTATTACTCTCTTTTGCCCTTTTGTCAATTCCATACCTTGTTCCTTTAATAACCGCTTATTCCCTGTATTTAATTTGCGGGCTATTGCTCTCTTATCTTTTGCCCTGTGTTCGCTCCTTGTTTTAGCTTGCTTAATATTTGGATCAAGATATGCTCCCAAACTGATAGGCGTACCATCCTGTTTATACCCAACTGTGCGCCAATGCCCCTTAACTGTTTTAATCGGTGCTCCAGCATTTATAGCCCCGTCAAATATACCGTCGGTGTAGGGCTTATATTCTGTGTCGAATTTATGCGCCTGTAACGTTTCCGGCTTTATACCTTTAACGCCCCCTGTAAGCCTGTATATTGCTTTTAAAGCCTCGAGGCTTGTCATTCCAGTTTTAACAAACGCCTCCAGCATATAACGCCTTTTGGCTCTTATCTCTTTACTTTTATTTGTAGCAGTCATTCTCTTATCCTCTTATAAGATTGATAATTGCATCGCCTAGCTTATCAGCAACATCTGGGAGTATTAATAATATAGCAATAAACAATATTGCCATTAAAGCCTCTTTAATTTCAGTGTTCATTTTCTTATCCTCTTTTGTTTAATTTAATCATTATTAATTAAATTACAATATCAGTCTGTTATTGGCAAACTGATATGATTATTTAATTAGTGCTGTTTAATCCAATCTATCACTGCCTGTTTACTGCCATATATATTAGCTGGCAAATTAGTGGATATGTAGGAAAATATAATATCCGCTTGCATGGCTGTTATTACATCGGCATTTATGCATCCCAATAACGATGATATGTCGCCTATAAGCAATGATTGCAAAGGCGGGTGTAAGGGAAAAGCCCCCCGCTGTTTATACGCTTGTATGGCGTTTATATACATATTTAAATTATACGTGTGCATTTTAATATGTGTCGTAGCTGGCTGAAAAATCGGGCGCGTCTTTTTGTTCCAAGTCATAAAAGTTATTATCACGCCTTTCGCTTAATATATTGGCTTGCGTCAATATATCCGCTCCCATGCTATCAATGCTATCCGATAGCACCCCTAGCGCCTCCTTGTTGCCTTGTAATCCATCCGCCAGCGCAAGCAATGCCTTTGCCAGTGTGTCTAGCCTTTCCCCTTGCATGGCTACGCTATCAGCTAATAAGGATATTTCATCCATAATGTCGGTAGGGGTGTCGGGTTTATATATTGCGTCATTCCCTATATATTCATAATCACGTTTATTAAAATCGGCACGTGCTTTAATTGTATCGTTTATATAATTTCCGTAATTAATACAAGTTGGTTCATTTACATATTGGCTTACTTTCCACGTAACCCAATCATACGTACGCTTAACCAATACCACCATAATTAAATGCCTGTCTGTTTCCCACCTATAAGCATAATCAATTAGCGTACCCAGTTGTTCCACCTCATTAATAGCGCGGTTTAATTCGTTTTGTTTAAATGTATTCATTGTTTTATCCTGTTTATATTATCAATTAATATTATTATCAATTGTCATTGTGCTTTAAATTAATAAAGCACAATAGCTATTAATATCCTGTTAAATTGTTTTCAGATACCTATCCAATACTGTGATGTCATATTCTGACATATTAGTAAGACACACATCACCATATTGCTTACTATCATCGTCCCAATGGAAAACCCATGTACCATATGATTGCAATTCAAACATAATATCTCGCGATACGCTCTTAATTTTAGTTGAATATGTTGTACTACTGTTATAGCTTACTTTCATTTTAATACCCTGTTATTTATAAAGGTGTGTTTATTGCTTGTATAGTCCATGTAATATCAGTGATGTAATCCCCCGCTATCGTGGTGTGTTCAGTATAGCCCAAGCCTTTAAATGCATCTGTGTTTATGTTTAAATTAAAGGCGTGTTTAATTGCATACTGAATACTCTCCAATCTATTTGTGAATTCAGCCCCATAAATAAGTTTATTATCATGGTGTACCCGTACAATATATTTGTAGTGTTTCATGTCTTTATTCTCTATTTATTTGAGTAGATGGCTATAACATCGCTAATGGGCGTGGTGTCTTGCATCTTAATCACCCGCAGCCGTTTATATTCCCAGTTGTTTACATATGCCTTTTCTTCGATGCATTCAGCCCGTGAATAAGCACCGTATATAGCATCGTAACATTGTGCCGCTATATCGTATCCCATCAAGTAGTAATAAGGCTTGCTATGTGTGTGTGTCATGTCTTTATTCTCCTGTTTAATTAATAATGCGGGTTTATTTAAATGTTTCATAATAGTAGCACCCTATTGGGTGTCGGTGTCGTTTGGAGTGCTAAATTCTACACTATAAGGATGGTAGAAGGAGGATTTTTTTATCTTGTTGATTACAAAGCATATATTTCCTTGTGATTCCTCCTGTTTGCACCCTTTCAACGTCATTTCACCCACCCAGAAAAGAGGAAAAATATAGGTATATAAGCATTAGAATATATAGCATATAAAGAGAGAATAAATAGAGAGAGAAAAGAGAGTATAAAGAGAGAATAAAGAGTGTATGAACAGAGAGAGAAAAGAGAATAAACAGTGCTTAAACAATGTATATATTGGGCTTAATATGATGGGGTGTGCTTGCATATTAATAGGCGATGATACGTTGATTATGTTGGACGTTAAACTAAAATCACATAAAGACATCGTTATATCCTTGTAAGCTATTGATTAAATTGATAAAAGTATGGATTGATATATGGGCTATAAAGGTAAACAGCTTGTATCATATGGGAGATAGCAGACGATATAAATAAATAGCACCATGTTAGCAGACGTTAAAGCAATGCGCTTGGGGGGGGTGGGGGAAAACTGCCAGCCCTACGCGCGGGGGGAGCGTGCTGCACTAAATGCCACTATTTTGACATGATCTTTTTATACGCCACCCCGTATATTTTTATATTATACGCTATTGCGTATGGACGATTAACGTAAGAGGGATTATAGGTAAGCTGAACATAACATGAACAGGATTGAAGGGAAATAGGAAATAGAATGGGTTTTTAGTAATTATTTTGCACTTTTTTTCCTTAGTCTTTTCATACACTTACAGCCATTTGTCACTTCACACATAAAAGTGTGGTATAATTAATATATAACCTTAATATAATAATACAAACACCCTAAGTGTTTGTGTATAACTAACATAATATATTTCATAATACTATGTATTACTCATATATTAAGTTATACTTTATATGCTACTAGCTAAAGCTAGTGTTATTCTAAGCTCATTACATTCACTAAGAATAAAAGCTATAAAAGAAATACAACTTACAGCCTAAGGGCTTACAGTTGTACAGCTACGCACCTCCTCCTATGCCCGGAGGTTTGTGTGTTGTCTAGCCAAACACTCTGCGAAAAGATGCACAGGTTTGGGTCAACCCCATTTGGAAGTTTGCATGAGAAGCATTGTTGTTGCATTATTATTTTTATTTACGTCTGTTGCACACGCAGGTGTGTCAACAAGAGAGTTTATACAAACAACAGCACACACTATTGTAATTGCTTACACAGGTTGTAACTCTGAGAACACATGGTTTATAGGTGGTGTTGTGGTAGATGAGTTGGCACTGGCTAATGGCTTTGAACTTAACAGTTGGCATTGGGTGACAGCATCTTCTACGGAAGATTTAATGTCAGTGTTGAGTGATTGGTTTAGGGTGGGTGTTATAATTACACAGAAGGCTACAGTGGAACAAGGGTGGTGTGAAGAGCATAAAACAGAGGCGAAGGAGAACAGTATATGAAACATAAAGCTAAACGTAAGCCTATGAAAAAGAAAATGTCAGCAAAGAAGAGGTGTAAATAACATGCCCTTTGAATCTAAATACACTATGGATGATAAGAGAGAGGTGTGTAATTGGATGACCATTAAAGGTGGTAATTCAATCTCTGTTATGAAACGTACAGGTGTACCGGCACAGACAATTCGTGGATGGACTAAGACGGATTGGTGGGCTGAGATGCAGGCTGACATCCGAAAGAAACATGCAAGTAGGTTTGATGGTAAGATGACTTACGTCATGGATGCCATGATGAAAGCTCTTATGGATAGAGTGGAGCATGGGGATGAGGTGTTGTGGGCTAAAACCGGAGAGATGATTAAGAAGGCTATGTCCGGTAGAGATTTGTCAACAGCACTTAATCAAGTTATTGAGAAGAGAGCATTGTTGAGAGGGGATGCTACATCACGTTCCTCTGCTATATCCACAGAAAAACAGATGGAGAACTTGCAGAAGAAGATGGAAGATAGAGTGAAGGAGCACAAGGCTAAGCAACAACAAGCTATTGACGAAGCTGATAATGTAAAAGAGATTAGGAAGAAGCAAGCGTAACGATGTGGATACACCACATGACATACATTATAAGTGAGGCAATAGATGCCAGAGAAGAAGAAGAGAGGGCCGGGACGACCAGTAGGTAGTTTTAGTAAGCAGGTGAAGAGGCTTACAGGGGAAGCAACGAGAGGCTTCGTGGAGTTGTTCTTAAACTCTAAGTATGATGGAGCTACTCCCACCCCGGATGTACATGATGAGTGGTGGGATTTGTTCTGTTCCAACTACCCAAGGGTGGCGATAGCCGCACCAAGGGGACATGCAAAAACAACAGCCCTGACAGTAGGGTATGCACTAGCTAATATATGCTTGCGTTATAAGAAGTATGTGGTGGTTGTTGCTAACACAGAGGAAGTTGCTAATGACTTCCTTAGTGAGATAAGAGATGCCCTTAGGGGTAATAAAGAATTACGTGATATGTTTGGTATAAGAGGGTTGCCAACAGACGGTGCTACTAATTGTATCGTTGAATTCACAGACGGAAGTCGGGCGCGAATCAGAACAAAAGGAGCAGGGCAGAAGGTGAGAGGGATGCTATGGAATGGCACTCGCCCCGACTTAATTGTCGTGGATGACCTTGAGGATGATGAAGCGGTTGAGAGTGTAGAGAGGAGGAGAAAGCTACGTAATTGGCTAATGAAAGCCCTATTCCCTTCCATCTCACAGAGTAGAGGGGAAATTAGAGTTGTCGGCACTATATTGCACAACGACTCTGCCCTCAAGTCTTTGATTGAAAGTAAGGCATGGAAGACTAAGTTGTATAAGGCACATAAGTCCTTTGATGACTTCTCTGACTTGTTATGGCCTGATATGTGGACTGAGCAAAAGCTTAGAGACAAGAGGCAAGAGTATATAGACATAGGTGATCCAGAGGGATACAGTCAGGAGTTTCTTAATGACCCCTCTGATCTGCAAAACCCTTTCTTTAGAGATGAAGACTTCATCCCTATGACAGAGGATGATCATAGTAGGCCAAAGACATATTATGTTGGTTGTGACTTTGCTCTATCAGATGCTAGTTATTCTGACTTCACGGTGTTCACAGTAGGTGGGTATGACAGTGATGGGGTGTTACACATAGTTGATGAGAGAAGAGTGCGTACTAATGACACAGCAGTTGTTATAGATGAACTATTCTCCATCCTAGCTAGGTGGAATCCTGAGATGTATATATTTGAGGGTGGTGTTATTGCTAATGCAATAGAACCTAGCTTCAAGCTTGAGATGAGAAAGAAGAATAAGTGGGCAGGGATACACACTTACACTCCCATACAAGATAAAAGACTTAGAGCGGCAAGCATACAGCAACGAATGCGTAGTGGGGGAGTTAGGCATGATGCTGAGGCTGCATGGTTTGAAGACCATAAGCATGAGTTAAGGAAGTTTCCCCGAGGGAAGAAGAAAGATAGAGTGGATGCTATAGCTTGGTTGGGCAGGGGCATTGATGAGTTCATGGAAGCAGGGACAGAAGAAGAAGAATACGAAGATGAGTGGATGAGAGAGTATGAAACTACCCTCCTTGATTCGTCCAGCAACATAACAGGATATTAAGAAGTTACGATTGAATGAACATTACTGATCTACTCGAAGCAGATAATATAGCCGGACTTCTCTCTGAGAAAGAGTTGGCAGATATAGCAGAAGAAGCTAAGCAAGCCTATGACCTAGACAGAGAGAGTAGGAGTGATTGGGAAGAGGCCTACGGCAACTGGCTAGACATGACTCTGCAAAAGATAGAGGTTAAAACGAAGCCTTGGCCCGGTGCAGCTAATATCAAATACCCGCAAATGACGCAGGCGGCTTTGCAATTCAATGCACGTGCTCTCCCCGCACTAATTCCTAACAGCGAGCCTGTAGGGGTAGGGAAGGTGGGGCCTGACCTTAGTGGGGGTAAGACTAAAATGGCTACAGCCATAGCAGGGCACATGAACTACCAGCTAACCACTGAGATGGAGGAGTGGGAGAGTGAGTTTGACACACTACTCATGGCACTGCCGGTTAGTGGTATGGAATATAAGAAGGTGTATTATGATAGTGTTAAGGGGCGGAATGTATCTCGACACGTAACACCCTTCCATCTGGTGGTGAACTACTATGCAGATAGCCTAGCTGAGTCTAGGAAGACAGAGATACACAAATGGAATAAGAATAAGATTATCGAAGGCATAGCCAGCGGTAAGTTTGAAGAAGTGGATTGGGAGAAGATAGGAGAGCCAACAACAGGCAAACTATCTGACACAGAAGAAGATAATGCAGAGAGAGTTGGGAGGAGAGAGCCATCAAAGGCAGACTCTTCTACGGGGTATGTTGTATTAGAGTATCATGGCTGGTTAGATTTGGATGACGATGGCTATGCTGAGCCTTATATTGTAACATACATGGAAGAGAGCCTAACTGTATTAGAGATAGTTCCTCGTTATACAGTTAATTCTATCGTTAGAACACAGACAATTGATGGAAGTGAGGGCAATTTAATCAGTATAATTGCTGATGAAAGCTATGTTAAATATGGACTTATCCCCAATCCTGATGGTAGTTTCTACGATATAGGGTTTGGTAATCTATTATATCCCATTAATGCTGTAGTTAATACAGCAATTAACATGATGTTGGATGCAGGCGCATCTAGTATTATGAATAGTGGCTTCTTGGGTAGGGGCATCAAGATGCGCGGTGGTATGTTCACTATGGCCCCGAACACATGGATGTCTGTAAACACATCTGGTGATGATATAAGGAAGAGCTTTGTTCCTATGCCCACCAAAGAGCCATCTATGGTGTTATATCAGTTAATGGCGTACATGGTGGAAGCAGGACAGAAGCTGTCTGGAACTACAGATATATTCACTGGGGAAATGCCGGGACAGAACACTAAGTCTGGGGTTACACAGGCGGTGCGGGATGAGGGACAGAAGGTATTTACAGCCATACACAAAAGGCTACGCCGTGTGCTAAAAGCAGAGCTGGGCTTGTTATTCTCGCTGAATGGACAAGTGCTTGGGGCTGGGCAGGTGGCTGCCTCCACTAAGATAGCTAAGAGTGCTGCTATATTCGAAGTTACGGCAGAGATGTATTCAGCAGACAATATGATTATACAGCCATCCGCTGATCCTAACATAGCGATTAAGGAACAGCGTATGCAGAAAGACCTCACTGTCTACCAGATGATTAGTGAGAGTGGTATAGGGGATAAAGCTGAAGCACAGCGAAGAGTCCTCACCACTATGGAAGTAGAGAACATGGAGAAGATACAACCTGAAGGAAGTCAAGCTCCTCCAGACCCTAAGGCGCAGATAGAACAAGCCAAGGTGGAAATGGAGAAGCAGAGCAAGCAGGTGGAAGCATCACAGGCAGACTTTGATGCGGAGATGAAAGAGAAGGAGTTTAAGCTCAAGGCGTGGACAGCTCAGATGGAGTTGAAACTAGCGTGGGCTAAGATGATGAATGGGGCAGATATGAATGCTGCTAGGTTGGGTTTGGACAAAGCCGACTTTGAATTTCAAGTAGAACTAGCTGAAGAGGCAAAGGAAAAAGATGATAATGACAACGGGGCAACCGCTCCTTCCGACACCGGATCAATGGGGGGCATGGAAGGCTCATCCATGTAGTGAATGGTTCTTTTACGCATTGCGTAAGAACTTCCATGACATAACAGAAGAGTTTATCATGGGGGCTACAGTAAATACAGGGAGTGTTGACGAGACAGCACTAGCTACAGTTAGAACGCAGACCGAAGCCAAGGTGTTATATATGATAGGTCAGGCTGCTTACGAAGATGTATGCGAGATGTTAGATATACCTTTAATAGATGAAGAGGATGTAGATGAGTGACAAGAAGGAGACAATAGTTCCAACAGGAACAAGGGTGTTAGTCGGGAGAGAAGCCCCGGACGAAACATCAGAAGGAGGGATTATAATCCTAAGTGATGAGGCTAGTAAGCAGAGGGAATTCTCCGCAGAAACTAGAGCTATCATCATTGCAATGGGAGGTTTGGCATTTGAAGACAACCCAAAGGATAAGCCAGTGGTAGGAGAGCGAGTGATAATCCGTAGATACTCTGGTGTGGCAGTAGATGCTGATGCTAGATATGGGGATGTGCTTGTTAATGATATTGATGTACTAGCTAGAATAGAAGAGAACTAGATATGACAGATGAGAAGAAGGAAGACATTACAGATAGTGATGTAGAGGGTAAGACTGAAGAGAAAGCAACAGAGCTGACAGCAGAAGAGCAACGAGCCTATGATAAAGGCTGGAGGCCAGAGAGTGATTATGAGGGAGATGATTGGATTGATGCAAAAGAATTCAATGGACGTGCCCCTTTATATGATGGCCTCAGTAAACAGAGTAAGCGTATCAAAGCCCTCGAAGGGGTGGTGGAGACATTAGCAGCTCAAGCTAAGAAGGCAGACAGTGTTGCACTTAAGAAGGCTAAAGCCCAGCTTAAGGCAGAGAGAGTTAAGGCACATGAAGAGGAAGACTACGATAAAGTAGTTGAACTGGAAGATAAAGCGCGTGAGTTGGATGAGGCTGAGAAGGCTGAAGCAAACACAGTGGTGGAGATTCCAGAGTTTGTAGCGTGGAGAGAGGAGAATGAGTGGTATGGCAGGAATGAGAAGGCATCTCTACTAGCAGATGCATACGCAGCCCAGCTAAACAACACCAATCATGGATTGGATGCTACAGCATTCTATCAGAAAGTTACGAAGTATGTGCAAGAGGCTATGCCTAATGAGTTCTCTGGTAAACTACCCAACAGAGGTAATGCCCCGGGGAATCAAGGTAAGGGGAGGAGCAGCAAGAAAGGTGCTTCTTTTAGTCAACTCACCAGTGACCAAAAAGCAGTGTGTAGAGAGTTAGTTAATAAAGGACTCTTTACAGAAGATGAATATATCAAGCAATTAGATGAGCTTGGCGAAATAGATAAGGGATAGAAACCATGACAGCAGCGAAAAACGCAGGTACTCGTAAAGAAACTAAAAAGACCAAAGCGCAAATCCTCAAAGAGAGGAGAAGTATCCGTGGAGATTTAGGGAGTGATCGTGATGTAATGATTACACCAGAGATTCAGGGTATGGTAGTTAGGTGGGTCAATGATGAAATCAAGAGTGGTCGAAGTAGAGTAGATCGCCTTAAAGCATTGGGCTGGGTAGTGTACGATGGCGAAAACGTCGAGGTTGCACCGCCTAACGGTGTCTCTGATGCTAATGTTAGCTTAGGAGATGGGGCCATGATTGCAGTGGGGGTTTCTAAAGAAGGGAAATCAATCAAAGCAATACTGATGATGATACCAGAAGACATATACAGGATGGATCAAGAGCTAAAAGAGGAAGCTATCCGTGAAAAGGAAGCAGCTATCTTGGATCAAGGAAACCAGAATGGTATGTACGGTGGTGTGCGCATCGGAACAGCATAACATTCTTTTGCCAAAGCAAAGGAGTGCAACTTTTTATTTTTATTTAGGAGATTTATTATGGCAAACGTAGATCGAGTTAATGGGTTTAGTCCCGTTGGACATCTCGGCTCGTCTGGCTATAACGGTCAATCGCGTGAATACGCTGTTGCTGCATCCTACGCTACTGCTCTGTTTGTCGGTGATGCCGTCAAGCTGACTGGTACTGGAAACAGTGATGGTGTACCTTATGTGGAGCAGGCTGCGGCAGGCGACACTATGGTTGGTGTTATAGTTGGAATTAAAGTGGATCGCGCTGATCTTAACACAGAACATCCGGGGTATAGTACAGCATCCACAGTTGGCACTGTGTCGGTGTGCGATGACCCGAAGATGGTGTTTGAAGTACAGGAAGATGGCAACGCTGGTGTTGTGGCTATTGGTAATACGTTTGATCACGTAGTTGCCGCTGGCTCTACCACCACTGGTGCATCCGGTATGGAAATGGACAGCTCAGACGTGGGTACGGGGGCAGGTTGGAAAGTTGTGGGAGCTTCTAGGCGAACAGACAACGAACCGGCTAATAGCAATGCAAAGTGGTTAGTGATGATCAACGAGCATTCATTTGATTCAGCAGTAGCAGGAGTGTAACATGGCAGGAATTATTAATACCTCCAGTTTTGGTAAGGCCCTATGGCCCGGAATCAATGCTTGGTATGGTAAGGCATATAACGAGTATCCAGAAGAGTTCAAAGACCTCTTCAACACTCAGAGCACAAGTAGGGCATTTGAAGAAGATGTCGGTATTGTAGGATTGGGGCTGGCTAAGGTGAAAGCCGAAGGCGCTCCTGTGGAGTATGACGGTGAGCGTCAGGGTTTCATTACTCGCTACACTCCTATTGAGTATGCATTGGGTTTTATCATAACTGAAATTATGATGGAAGACGATCAATACTCTGTTGTCGGTGAACGTAGAGCTAAAGGTTTGGCCTTCTCTATGCGACAGACTAAGGAGATCGTTGCGGCTAACGTGTACAACCGTGCGTTCAACTCCGCCTACACTGGTGGTGATGGCGTAAGCATGATTAACGCGGCTCACCCTAACGTATCTGGCGGTACTTGGAGTAATATCCAGAACTCAGACTTCTCCGAGCTGGCACTTGAGCAAGCATGTATTGACATTGCAAAACTCAAGGATGACAAAGGCTTGCAGATTGCGTTGATGCCGGAAAGCTTGCACCTCCCTGTTGATCTTGTCTTCGATGCTGAACGCATCCTGAAGTCTAATCAGCGTGTGGGTACTGCGGACAATGACATCAATGCTCTGAACAGCATGGGTAAGTTTAGTCGTGGCGCTGTTGTAAACCACTACTTCACGGACACAGATGCTTGGTTTATTCGAACCAACTCACCTGATGGCTTGAAGCACATGGAAAGACGCGCAGACTACTTTAAGATGGACGAGGATTTTGATACATCCAACGCTAAGTATAAGGCCGCTGGTCGTTATGCTTTCGGCTGGACAGACCCACGTGGCATTTATGGCAGTCCCGGCGTATAGGGAAACAGTAGGACAAAGGATTAATTCTAAAGCCCTCCTCTTAGGAGGGGGCATTTATTTTATAACATGCAGCCCTTAGCTGCAAATCAATTAAAGGAACAAGCTATGGCTACAAGTTTTGACGGACACAATGACAGCACTGGTACTAAAGATGCTGCACATAATTATACAATCAAAGACACCACCACAGGGGCGGTGCAACTAGGGGCATTAGTTAAAGACCCCGCTGTGGACGCACCCGCAGGATTCACTACAGTGGTGGTTAATGGTACATCATATCAAGTGCCTTTCTACGCAAGCGCGTAAGGAGATAAGACATGGCAGCAATAGTATTAGCTAAAGTGGCAGTGCTTCCGGGGGCAACATCTGCCTTTGCAGATACAAGCACTTCTTCTAACATTGTGTGCGGCGCAAGTGCTAAGAGTTTTAAAGTTGTATATAAACTAGGTAGTGATATAGAGTACGAAGAGGTGGCTACACGCCAAGGGGCCAGCACCGTAACGCTAGTCAAAGCCTCTTCTACAGCTATCAAGAATACTTCTAGCACCGAGACTATTAACGTAGAAATTTGGGCATAGCATGACCTTCCATCCCACCTTCTTACCAACTATCTCTCCTTCTATATCTTCGACGAATATAGATGGTAATACACCCGCGTGGTTGCTGGAAGATGACCCCGCTCCCGTAGGGATGTCCGCTAAATCTGTAATATTTGATATTGCAGATGATTGGGGTCGCGCCATAGCGTTAGGGGTGCGCTCAATAGAATTCTCTTTGGGGGGGTCAGTGATACCCCTATTGTCATCGGATTTCACAGCGTACGCAACTAACTCGGCAAATTCAGACTCTCTGCCTGAATTTTCGTTCGACACATCACTTAGCAAAGTAGGGGATACAACATTAGTTTCATGGAATACTTCGTTCTATACTAGCACGAATCAACGGTTAATTATTGTTTTTAATTCTGAACAAACATTTGATGAAATTATAATAAACAACTATCACCGCTTAGGATACTATCCCGACAGCGGCGCAAAGAATGTAAAAATCACAACATCAACCGACGCAATAACAGACGTTACATATAACGCAGCAATAGCAAATTCAACAGTGCTTAACAACACTGCATGGCCTGAGCATGTTGCATTAGACATTGCAGATGACCAGACTGTTTGGGCATCTGCGTAACGCGACAGCCCCCACATAACACTAAATACTATACATTATGGCACAAGGAACAATAACATTATTCACTAGATTTTCAGAAGTATTAGGAGAAGGGGGACACAATCTATCTTCAGATAGCTTTAAGGTTATGCTAATAGATAATACAGTTGTGGCTACAGCCTCTGATGCTAATGCTGATGCATCATTATACACAGAAGTGTCTGGTACTAACTATACGGCAGGAGGTCAAGCTCTCACTATGAGTTGGGATAAGGTGTCTAACACTATGTATTTTAATGTAACATCTGGGTCATCTTCATGGACATCTGCGGCAGGAGCACCCACTAATATTTATCAAGCTATTGTGTACAACACAACCACAACAGAGGATAACGCAGTGGGGTTTGTAGACATGACTGTTGATGGGGGGGTCACTCCTCTAAATCTAGCATCTGCTGGAATTACAATGACATACAATCCTGCACTGTTTAGAGTGGCCTCTATCTAATGGCAGGGCCGGGAGTAACAGTTAATGTAACGCGATATGATGAATTCTTTTTCACATCTCCGGTACAGGTTGTTGCAACTACAGAAGTAACAGCAAGCAGCGATGCTATAACCATCACTACAGCCACTATAGATATAGATGATAATGTTATAGATAGACTAGCTCCTACAGGAGATTGGTTACGTGTACTAGATGGAGGGGCATTTGTTTGTGCTATTGACGGCATGAACTACCCACAAAAAGATATGCGTAAGAGATGGGATGGGGTGTGGGTACATAAGAAGAACTGGGAACAGCGCCATCCACAAGATTTGATTAAGAGCGTTAAGGAAAAAGATAGACGACCTGATAGCATAGTAGAGCAAGGGTATGGTAGTGATCAAGGGGAAGAGTACCTATTTGTAGAGGGAGCGAGCACACCACCATTCTCTCTCGCAGCTTCTAGTGGGGATATAATAGTAACAGGAGAGGGTGTTATACTTACAACCCCACCAACAGCAATGAGCTTAACATGAGTAATCCAAACACAATAGAAATAAAAGGCCTAGACACTTTGATCACATATACGGGGACAGAGTGGACAGTGGTACAGGACACTGCGGGCAAGTCATGGAAGATACAGTCTCAGACGTTTGTGGGGCCTGCGGGGCCTGTAGGAAACGTAGAGCCATACATAGACACCTATTCCCTAGCCTATATGGCCCCGAGTGTTACTAAGGCCATCACAGTAGTGGGAGGTAACTTTGACAGCAGAACAACCGCTGCTGCCCCTACAGGAATGACAATAGATAGCATTACAATCGACAGTAACACTACGATCACACTATCCGTAACAACGCTATCGGGCTGGACTGGTGGTGTTATAGATATATTAAATGGCACGTCTAGCTCCTTCGGCACAAGCATCTCCATTGACGAACTAGGCACTGCCGTAGATATTCCCGGAGACACAGCTACATGGGATAACGTAGATACTGTCACCACATCAGCGGGTAGTGTGAGCTTTGCTTACGATTCAAATCCTTCGGTAACAGGGATAGCGTCATTTGGGGCAACCGCTAATGACTTAGATTTTACGCTAGAATTTATATTAGGGGACATGAGGGGCGCTATCTATGTGGCGAACTCTGATACTGCCGCTGCTCTCTATACAATAGTAGCTAATTACGGAGCAACCACATTCACAGCGTTTGGTACTACAGTGAGTTATGTTAAGAATGTGGATGTAATTAAAATGATAAAGCAATCTAGTAGTATTATCATAACTAAGAATGGAGCTACTGTGGCTTCTACAACGGGGACAGTAGACACTACCCCTTTAACAATATATTTTAATTTCGCACAGGATGCCGCAGGGCCGTCTACAGTAAGTGGTATATCATTAACCACGCAGAGAATAGTGTGATCACAGAAGAATTAAAGGAATTATTATAATAATGTCGTTAGGTTGGCTTGGTTTTAATTAAAAATGGTTAGGAGTAGTAGTATGTTTAAGTGGAAATTTGCAGGTGTTGGGTATGTATTAGTGTTTGTATTATCCTTTATTTTATATGGCTGTGGTGAAACCATTAGCCAGAGTTCGACGGGGGGTGGTAGTAATGTTGTAAATACAGGGGATAGTGGCGTGTCTAGTGTAGTGCCAGCCCCTGTGGTGGTATCATCTTCCGGTGGTAGTGCGAATGGGCTACCTATATGTGACGGTACATCCCCCACCGCAGAAGAACAGGATAGGTGTGTAGCCCCGTAAGTAAATGCGACTCTCTGAGAAAGGTAGGAAGTTTATCCAGCAATGGGAGGGATTAAGGCTACGCGCCTATCGACCTCTCCCTACTGATGTCTACACTATAGGATGGGGACACACCCTAACTGCTGTAGAGGGGATGAAGGTAACTCCTCAAGAAGCTGAGATATTATTCATAAGTGATGTAGCTGAATTTGAGAAGTGTGTAACACGAGGTGTGCCTGTCGGTCTAAGTCAGGATCAGTTCGATGCTCTTGTATCTCTTGCTTTTAACATAGGATGCAGGGCATTCTTACGCAGTACGTTGTTACGTGAGTTGAAGGCAGGGCATTATGATAGAGTGCCTCAGCAGATTAGACGATGGAATAGGAGTGGAGGGAAGGTAGTTAGAGGATTGGTTGCTAGGAGAGAGGCGGAAGCTACACTCTGGACAGAGCCAACAGCTACACTAGCATCTAACACAAGACCAGACATCCCTAAAGGAAAGAGAGTTGGTAGTATCCTAAAGGAAAGCAAGACAGCTAAAGCCTCTGGTGCTATAGGGGTTATGGCTATTGCAGATCAAGCATCCATCCTATCAGGACAAGCCGCCACTGTTGCGGATAATGTAGGGTTTTCTTCCTCTTCTATGTTTGGTGTTGGGATTATAGCTATCGTTGGATATTTAATATACAACAGGTGGAGAGACAGTGATATGGGTAGGGCTTATTAATGTGGGGGTTTATCCTACGTTTGGTGGGCAAAGCTAGTACAGGGGGTATAGCTCGCACTATAGTTGGTAGTGTGCTAGTTGCCGTGCTGTCCTTATCCTTTGGTGTGTATAAAACCTACACTACAGAAAAGGCTATAAGAGAGAGTGTTGAATTACAGATTAACCTAGAGGCAAGTGAGGCTAGGAGAAAAGAATTAGAAGATAGTATTGCGTTGTTAGACAGCATTGCTATCAATAAGAAAGACAGAGAGGTAGCTTGGAAAAGAGAAGCATTACAATGGAAGAATAAGTATAAGGAGATGAGAAATGACCCTGCTATTAAAGAGTGGGCTGATAGTAATTACCCTGCTGATCTTAACTAGCTGCGCTAGTATTGATAGAATAACTGAACCATTAATAGACAGATCAATACCAGAGTATGTACTTAGGATGCCAACAAAACCAGCAACACCTGTCCCTCCGAGGACTAATGGAGAGATGTATATGTACAGGAAAGAGATGGAACAATACACATGCAAGATTGAATCTTTGCTAAGTGATGTCGTTAGGTATGCTACTAGAGGAGAACAAAACGCTCCGTCTTCGTGCGGGGATTGATATGACAAAGGAAGCTATACTAACTACGGTACAAGAGATTGTGCAGCAGAAGTCAGCTATTGCCTCTATGGGTAGTGGGATAGGGGCGGCATCAACATGGTATATAGATGGTATATCCCCACACATTCCTATCCTAAGCTTTATAGCTATGCTGGTGTTTGGATTTATTAACGTATGGATTAACTGGAAGAAATTAAAAGCAGTGAAGGCGGGAGCATCTAATGGCAATAAGTAATAACTACGCATACACTGTAACTAAGCAGTCTTTAATAAAGGATGCTCTGATAGAGGCTGGGGTCATAACGGATGACCAAGAAGTTGATGGC